GGGCGAATTTGCATTGTCTGCTGGACACCATTAACTTCTTTACCCAGAGCCATGTACTGTGTCTGTAGAGTTTTAACCCTTTCTGCTGCTAGCTTGTTTATTCTGCTGGATTGATTCCCAGCGTCTCTATTCTCTCTATTAAATAGGCGAGACTGAGCAGCATACTGTTTTGCTGACGTAGTGCCCTTATCAAAGTCCTTTGACATTTGGCCCATTGCAGTACTCAGATTAGATGTAGTTGCTGCGAAATGTCCTGTCTGTTGTAGTGCATGGCCCATACCAAGCCTCTGACCAGCCATTGCTGTAGCGGTTGCTCCACTAGCAGCAATCATTTTTCCATTAGCTGCCTGTACTGCCTTTTGAGCAGTAACCATTTGAGCAGTTAGACCCTTGAGTCCTGCCGTTGCTCCAGCAGTATTTATACCAACATTAATTGTTGCGCTTACTGTGGCCATTTAACTACCGCCGAAATAATCATGATGCTCTAAGTATACCACTTTAGCCAACCTTAGTTACGTTACCATCAGCATCAATTACTTCTGCACTTAGCCCCATGCCGATTCCGAAACCAGCCTTCTGTGCATTCATGCCCTGCAAAGCCATAACATCATTGCCATCAGAAGTCTGCCCCCTGCTTGCAACGCGAGCTTTCATATTCTCCCACTCTTGCTGACCCTTACCATCTTCACTGTTGGCATCTAGATCGACACCTTTCAATGCAGCAGCAAACTTTCTGTCGCTATGAGTTTTATCTCTAGAAGCCTTTAGTATTGCAGTGAGTTCTTCCATGCTTAAGTTGTCTTCTAGTTCTTGGTAATCTTTCCAGATACCGAGCAAAAAAGCCTCAGACTCTAATTCAATTAGGTCTAAATCCTTCCAACTTATCCCTGTACTTTTGGGCTATCGTCGTCGCCCATTTTGATACCTGCCGCAATCTCGATAATCTTGTATGCGGTGGGAAGGTCTAGCTCATCTTCTAGCTTGGCACGCCCTCCTTCAAACTTGTCAGACAGTTCGTTGTTATACTGACGCATAGCAATAGCGATACAATCAACTAGAACATCCATAGACTCAGTGTTGTCATCTGCAACATCACCTAGAGCATCGAACCTAGTCATGAAATCTCTAAGTACTGAAATCTTTAGTGGTCGGAGTACGATTTCATCTCCGTTGAATAGTTCGATGTTTTCTGTCTTGTAGACCTGCGTGGCCATTGTTTTCCTTTCGGTTGGGTATACCAATTATAGCACATAGCAAAGCCCCCAGACATTAGTCTGAGGGGCGATACTATTTAACCGATTTAAACGTAAGTCCGGTCAATGATCTTTCCATACGAACCACCCTTATCAGATGGTAGCAAACGGAATGAAACTTCAAATGCGGAAGGCTCATCTCGTTTGGCGCTAACCGTAACGGACTCAATCGACAATGCTCTGTAAGCTTCGTAGACTCGTTCAATCTTAGTACCGGGACTACAATCTCCTGTGCCCGGTCCAACTGCAACGATTCCACGCTCCACTGGACATTCACCAATAGTACCTGCTGACAAGTTAAGTTCCTGTCCTGTTGAGAGGAGTTTGTCAGCAGCAACACCCAAATCTGTAGGCTTAGCCGCAATGCTGACGAGAAGATTCTCCAATGTAGCCTCTGCAAAAGAGGTTTTCATGGACACCTTCATGCCCTGCTTATACAACTTGGCTACGTCTAGAACCTGATCAACACTGACTTCTCCGAAGTCAGGTTCAAACATTAGTTCAAGACCATTGGATGTGTAACCTATGTTAGTAAACGTGTCATACCACGGCGCGCCACTTGGATTGATATTATCTTGCAGAGTATCTTTGTAAGAACCTGCTCCAAACGGCATCCGAGTATTAATTCTATCAGTAGCATTAACCACCACCACTACATCACCGGGAACAGCCGAAGTTGCACCAATGGTAACTGCCGATCCTCCTTCAGTAAAACTAACTTGAAAAGTGTCAGCAGTACTATTGATGATATGGTAATCAATGTTATTTTGAAGACCAGTAGGGTTCGCAACGCCTGTAACGTCAGGGCTAGAAAGACGAATCCTCTGATCGTCAATCAATCCATGAGCAACTTTATCAACCGTATCAGTCCCTGTGGTAACAGTGAATCCACTTAGTTCTGGAGTCGCCTCTTGAAGAGGCCTAGACGCAACAAAAAATGCTGCTGCACCTACGATAATCTGTGTATTATTTCCTGCTTGATATGCCATATATATTCACCTCCTTTATTTTTAAGATTTTTTAAGCTTTGGCGAGCTTTGTTTCCTCACTGTCTATTATAGTGTACGTTTGATACTTTTGGCATAGCAAAGCCCCCAGACATTAGTCTGAGGGCGATACTATTAAGACTCCTAGACAGGAACCCAACTTCTATCAATGATCTTTCCATATGAACTGCCTGAGTCAGATGGTAGCAAACGGAATGAAACTTCAAATGCAGAAGGTTCATCTCGCTTAGCACTAACCGTAACAGATTCGATTGACAACGCTCTGTAAGCCTCGTACACTCGTTCAATGTGAGTACCGGGACTACAGTCTCCTGTACCCGGTCCAATTGCAATGATTCCTCGTTCTACTGGACATTCACCAATAGTACCTGCTGACAGGTTAAGTGTTTGTCCTCCAGTCGATGCAGTCAAGTCACCCGGTTGACCCGCAATACTGACAAGAAGATTCTCCAATGTAGCTTCCGCAAAGGAAGTTTTCATGGACACCTTCATGCCTTGCTTGTACAACTTGGCTACGTCTAGAACCTGATCAACACTGACTTCTCCGAAGTCAGGCTCGAACATTAGTTCAAGACCATTAGATGTGTAACCTACGTTAGTGAACGTGTCAGTTCCAGCACCGGCACCAGTATTGTCCTCCAATGTATTCTTGTAGGACTCAGCGGGTTCAAACGGTAGACGAATCTTGTCATCTGCATCAGTAACTTCGTTCTGATCTACAAGTGGCCCATTGTCAGCAACGAAGAATGCTGCTGCACCTACGATAATCTGCGTGTTATTTCCTGCTTGATATGCCATATATATTCACCTCCTTTAGTTTTAAGATTTTTTAAGCTTTGGCGAGCTTTGTTTCCTCACTGTCTATTATAGTGTACGTTTGATACCTTTAATCAAAACCATTAGTGTTAGTGAGATGATAGTTTACTTCAACTATCATTGATGCCGTATAGTACTGTCTCACGGATAAGTCCATTCGTTCCTCATTAGTTGAGTCAACTTGGAAAACTTTCGTATCATGGAAATAGATTCCACAACTAGGATTGTTCTCACGATTGTACTGGTTAATGTCTTGGGCTGAAGAGTCTTGTCTGTCTAGTATGTGAGCGATAGCATTAGTCCAACTTAGGACTCCTTCTGCATCCCCCCGAATAAAATACATAACCTGTACCTTGTGTACTCCATAGAATGGCTTGGCTCTAAACTTCATCAACTCATCATAAACTATGTAAGTCTTGTTACCCCAACCTTGATCCCCTGCCTTTGAATCGGCCAAAGGGAAAATGGGCATGTAATCGTATTGAGCATCCAAGGTGCCATCAATAGATTTCAAAGCATCCCACAGGTAATTGTTAACTGATAGTACTGGGATAGGGAAAGCAACTTTAAGGTCTGTCATAGCAATGCTCCTGCTCCTGAGATATACTGACGACCAGCAGTAACTCCAGTTCCGTATCCTCCACCATTAGCGCCAGCAGCAAAATACGCTGCATACGCAGTTGGTGTTGAGAGTGCATTGAGCAATCCACTTGCATGTAGGAATGCTTGAGTAAAGTATTGGCTAAAGAATGTGTCTGTGGTTCTTTGAAAACTTCCTGCTACTGCACTACCACCGGGATTAGATACATGAATTTCATGTGGAGTGAACACTGTTTTGCCTCCAGCATCAAAAGCCAGTACACTTCCGCTTGGACTGATAGTCACTCCTTGGCCAGACTCCATCACATCTGCCTTATTGTAGAATGGCCTGTCAGCAGTTGGAGCGATTGATCCTGATTGAGTTGTGTGACCAGAGAATGCTACTGTGCTTCCACCTACTGCATAGTCAAACTCGAATAGTCTAGCTCCACCAACACTCCCCCACTCGTAAATGTGGTGAAGAGCAGCAGGATTACCTGCCGCCATAGTGTCAATAAAGTTACCTATTGCTTCTACTACTGATGCACCTATCATGTTTAGAAGTTGATACTTTCCTTGATGGATACCCGCCACAAAACCATTAGTGTACGAGTTGACATTCCTAAGCTTTCTGTCAAGCTCAGAAGTATCAAAGACCAGTGCAGTCATTAGTTGATCATCTCCTGTGCATCGCTTCTCTTCACTACCATCTTATAATAGTCTACACTACCGAAGGGACCATTATGAGGCAGTACCCCCGAAATCTCAAAGATTGTAGACTGTCCTTTGCGAACTCCAGCAAACTCAGTATAGATTTCTTCACCATGATCATTCCTAATATTGGTGACAAGAATATCTGTGAGTGAGTGAAGCTCTCCACTGGAGTCTATTCTGGGATCAACTATTGTTCTACCACCCAACATGTCCTGAACCCAGAACATTTGATCTGGCTGAACTTGCTGATCCTTATAGTTAGTTGACATAGTGAAAGCACACCTAATACTCTGATCGAATGTCCAAGTTTTCTCTACGTTACCGAAACTATTCTGTGACTTGGTAGCATAATACACATCAGATGTTAGCGGAAAGTAAGTGTTACAAAACATTACAGCACCCTAACATTGTCATACAATGTATCTCCAAGATACTTTGCCAGCACTTGGTCAACCATTAGATTGCCAGTCCCAGCAAACGCTGGTCGATGAATGTCAACACGGAAGTCCTTTGTCTCATACTCTCTAACATACTTATTCAAGTAGTTAGGAGTCATGCAAGCCATGTCCTCTATTAAGAGGAGAGTCGCATCCTTAATGTCCTGTGGCACATATGGCCAACCAGACTCTATCGTTACCTTGAAGTCCCATCCCTTAGGGAAGGTGGCTCCATTACGACCAAGCTCAAAACCTTCTGCAAGATTGTTCCCTTCTGCCTCAAGTCTGATCACATTCTGATGGTCGGCAGAAAGAGCGTACAGTTCTTCATTATCTACATCAGGCAAGCCACTATCGTAGACAACAACATTGTTACATGTAACTCCTAGTACTTTTGTTGCTCTTTGTCCTACAGCAAGTTTATCGTTCCCCATACCCTGCAAATCTAGCACCTTCTTTTGGTGGTAGAATCCACCAACAATATTGTCGATCTGCATACGAGCAAGACGTTCAAACCTCGTGTAGTTAGGAATATCCCCAACTACTGGTGCGATATCTGCTGGGATGAGATATGGTCGAATCACTCTAACATTATCTGACGCTACTACTGGATCACTCTCTGTTGTTCCCTCATGCACCAGTCCACGATATTCATCATCATAGTCACCGATTGATTCTGGAAGACTAAAGGCAATATCCCCAGAGCCGCTTGATGTTGCTGAAACAGTTACTTTAAACTCTGTCCTACTATTATACAGGCTGAGCAAATGATCTGTACTAACAGACAAGTTGCTGAACGGTACTACTAGTGGATAAGGAGGGGTTCTAAATATTTCCATTACTAAACACCGTAGTGTCCCTTCACCTCTTCTGGTGTTGCTGCGCGTACTGACCTCTGGGTGAGCCACCTTTCAGACTTTGCCTTTGTTACAAAGTTATAACCCTTTTCAAGTTTTCCTACCCCGCCCCAACTCAAGTTTCTTTCACTGTACAGAGCGACCTTGTTTTCGCTAACTACAGGCTGTTCTGGCTTTGGTTCAACTGGAAGAACAGACCCGACCGTTTCATTCTCCAGCGACTTAGTTTTAGACTCTGACGATACCGATGGTCCATTCACATCCTCAGAGGAGATCGTGTCCTCCCCCTGTGCTTCAAGTGCTTCAACAATCTGTGCCTTTTTTGCACCCGCAGGAAGTTTAATCCCTAGCTCTCTAGCCTCCATCTTTAGTTCTGCAACTGTTTTACTCATTAGTCCTCCTAGACCTTTCTTATTGTACCATTATAGCATCCATAACGCAGAAAGGCCACCCCCGAAGGGGTGGCCAATCTGTGGTAGCTTACCAGTGATCCTAAGATCAGCCAGTGTCGCCTTCTGCGTCTGCAAACGCAATTGCGTCTTCCTCTTCCCAAGCAATTCCGAACCGCACGAATACTGTGTATTCAAATGTGTCCTTCTTCGCCCGGTACTCACGATGGACTGTTACATCACGCTGGAATCCCCAAACACGGTTGGATGGGAATGTCAACTCAACATAGTCATCAGGGAAATAAGGAACTTCCAATACAGGAATGCCAAGCGCGCGAGTTACGCGAGCGTTGCCAAGTACCTGATCAGTTCCATTGAGATATGTATCTCGACGGTTCTCAGTTGTAATAGCGTTAGCAAGAGTTCCGTTAGCGCCAACGATACCCGCAAAGGTATCAGTTGAAGCGTAGAACTTCAAGCCAGACTTCAAAGCGCGGTACTTACGAGGGAGAGCAGAGATCACACCCTGCAACACCTCGGGAGTCCACTCATTGTTCTGGACGTATACAACAGACTCATGAGCATTCGATCCAGTGGTTACCTTATTATGGAAACCCTGCATGATACTCAAGAAGTCACCCGTTGCAGCATCACCGTTGATCGCCAAATCCTCAAGATCGTTCGCAAAAGCATTCGTCATCAGACGGACCAAATGATCCTCCAATGCCGCGCCTTCGAGGTTATCTTCAAGAGCTTCGGACGAAACTTCCCAGTCCAAACGAATCTTCTTCGTGGTTAGTTCGATCTTAGTGAATACTGCACCAGCATTCAGGTATGCACCGTCAGCCTGATTAGCAGCACGAATTACGCGCTCGCCAACATTGACCTTCTCCAGTTCAACTGTGTTAGCCTTCATCGTGACCTTACGGCCATCGTTTGCCAGAACAGTCGCGTCCCATACATAATCAATGAAACGGCGGGATTGTTCAGGGGCAAGGATTCCACCGGGTCCATCAAATGATGGGTTTACAGCGTTAGGACCAGTAGTCCCTCCGAGATATCCTCCACCAGTGAATCCAAGCTCACCTGCGGGAGGGGTTGTTACACCACCAATTCCACCAGATGCGCCTACGCCAGCTTCCTCAGCTTTTTCTAGTTTTTCTTTCGACATTTATTTTTCACCTCCTAGTTGTTATAAATGTATTCAATTTTGTTTTTCTATAGGTTGGCTGAATTGAGGAAACTGCCTCCCCATAGAGATGGTTCCATTTCGGGAACCTGCTCCTGAACGACCTCGCCAAGGTCGCCAGACTTACGGAAAGCGGTAGTGCTTTCTACTGCATCTACTCTCTTTCCAAACTCAGTGTTTTCGGACTTCACTTCGGAAACTTCTGCCTTCACACTATCCATTGATTTGGACATTGTGTCGATCTTTGTTTCCAGAGCCAGTACCGCATCTGTCATCTTCGTCAGGCTAGAAACCAAAGATTCAATAACTTGATCAGTCTTACTGACTGTCTCAGTCTTCTCGACCGTATCGTTATTCTCCTTAGCCTTCTCGACCTTTTCGTCATCAACCTTATCAGCCTTTTCGACTGGTGCGTCAATTACTTCTTCTGGGGATTCAGCCTTCTCAACTGTATCCTCTGTTTTTTCTGCCACGTTTTTCGCCTCCTTTTCTTTAAGATTTTTCTTGAACTCGATAACCGCAGCCTTAACTACGGAGTCTTTCTGTTTGTCTCCCGATTCGATGAACCCTACGTTCTGCATCTTAGACTGGCACATGGCGCAGTCACCTGACTCAGAAGACTTCAATGTGATTAGACCATCTGACTCACACCAGAAGATATTCTCAATACCGCCGATAACCTGTGGGGTCTCCACAGTCATCACGCCTGCATCATTCTTCTCAATGGACACTACGTTGGCCAACTCATTAGCTGGACTGTCTACCAAGGACAGTTCTGAAAGATCATATTCTGTAACTATTCTAATAGGTACTTCTGACTTCTCTGTGAAGCCTTCTTCTGCCTCATTGATGACACCACCAATGGAGAATCCTGAAAGAGTACCGTCCAAAACTTTCTGCCAAGTATCTTCTGCACCCTTGGAAATGTATGCGGATACAAACACTCCATTGTAAGACTTGGCTGTTTCTTGATCGAAGAGGTTGTCTTCTTTAAAACCTACGATTCGACCTACCGCTTTCTTGGGGTCATGTTGTTCACGAATATTTCCACGGAATCTATTGAAAGCTCCGACAGACGCTTCTTTAGTTACAATGTCATCTTGCTTATCAAGATTGTCAAGCGTGGCAAAGCCGTGTACCATGCGCTTCTCAATGTCCACCTTCATCAGGGGCATGGACAAGCGAATATTATCAACGTCTACTGCTACTTTAGTCTCAAACATATATATTCCTCCGTCGCGCTTGAGCGACAGTATCATTATAGCATGTGTTTTTGATCATTCTTTGGAGCCTTCACCCTTGGGGTTTCTGCCTGCAATGGTGTTGGGACTATCTGAGGCATTGTTGTCTCGCTCTGTTGCTCGTTCGTCCTTACCCTCAGATTCATTCTTGGCATCTGCGGCTTGCTGACCAGTCAACTCTAGTGGTTCATCTCCACCGTCACGATGAGGATACCCCAACTTATCTCTAATCTCATTAGGTGTAAGAATCTGGTTGCGAGCATACTTTTCAAACGTCTGTGCTTGTGCCGCTTCATCAGTCAAGGTAAGTTCGTTTAGCTTGAACACCATAATGTCAGTGACCTCTTCGATGATTCTGGAAACCTTCTTCTCAAGCATTCTCTGTGCAGGCTTTGCTACCTGTTCCCTAAACGTCCTATCAGCAGCAATAGTTCCTGCGAGTGAACCATCACCCATGCCAATCTTCGATGCAGGAACTTGGTGTGCTGAGAGGATATCGTTTCTATTACTCTCATGGTATTTACCGAATGAACCTTCCTGAATCCCGGCCTCAACTGCCTCCATCTTGAACTCTACTTTAGTCTGGTCATTATCTGGAGGTAGTGGTACAATGAGCGTCCTGTGATTCTGCCCCTTGAGGTTGGTCTGCATGAAGTTGAATAGTTTGTTCTCAGAGTCCTGAGAAAGCTTCGCACCCTTGACAGTAACCAAGTAGCGAGGAACCGCTTTGTTCTCAAAGTAATCAATGTTGTACTGTTGTGCAAAGATGTCACCGATGACTGCTTGACCAGCAGACACGATATCTGGTACACCGTAGTAAGAGTTTAGGGGAGAGTATACCTTTAGGTGCATAATCTCATTTGGTGTGGGGTCAGTTGTTACTGGGTTATGGTTAGATTCTTCTCCGTAGTTCTTGAAGAACACGATCTTGTCACCAATGATTTGACAGTACCCATCTTTTTGCCTACGAATACGAATAGATACCGCAGGTACGTGACCAACATATCCAATCTCTCCAGTTGACTTCCGGCCAATCTCTAGATAACCATTACCTACTGACTGCAAGTCAGTCACAAGCTTCTCAAGAGTACCTACAAAGGTATCGTCATCGTTCAAGTCGTCAAGCCAATTGGAAAGGCGAACCTTTAGGCGCTCAACTTTCTTCCTAGCAAAAGCCATATCCTTCTCAGAATCCTTAGATTCCATTGCAGAAATTGCCTTGTCAGAGAGAGTCCAGTGATAACCCAATCCTACCATGTTAGAAACTTTTGTGTCAACTGCTGCGTGGTTGGCGAATGATGTTTCGTAATACCTTGCCAACTCTTCTTGATTATAAGGAGGAGTCATTACGTCGAACGCTCCATACCCGTTTCTAAAAACCATACCAGACAACAGTTGTTTGGACCCAGCATTATTTCCCTCTGGAAGTTTCTGCTCTGCCTTCTTCATCTTGGTGTCGATTCTTCGACTACAGTTTCTGCTTACACCAACTAGCCTCTTTGAATCAGAAAGTCCAAGGATGAATGGATCGGTGGGTGTCGTAGTAGTTTTTTCTACTGGGCGTGACCTCATGCCATTCAGAATAAAATCTTCATTCTCCACGTCTTTTCCTCATCCCCCTTAGTTCATCTGCAATAGCACCGAAGTCATTGTCTAGTATTTCTCCTGCTATCATTCTTTCTTCCTGCTCTTCACGTTCTGAGTCTGTTGCTCTTCCGACTCCCGGCTCAAAATGCAGTTCACCCTCAGGCTTACCAAAGTCTCTTGCGGCGTTGCGAACCTCTGTGATCTTTGTAATGTCATGTCGCCTTGACGGAATGTTTAAGTAGTTACCATTACCATCCTGTAGTAGACGACCGTTTGGAAGTTTCCACATGTAGAGACCCCAATCAACATTGGGCTTCACTTCTGTTATCTTAGCTTTATTTGTGACTGGCATAAACTCTATTGTACCACATTACAGGTCAGAACTCTACTGGTATACCACTGTGTGTCAGCTTTATGATGGAACTTGGCTAGAAGTGACGGTGGATGTGATACTGCTGGTTCTTATTGGCCCCTGTGACACGGAAAGTGGTCTGCTAGAGACAATGACTTCTTTTTCTTCCCCGGTAACACTCTGATAAGCTTTCTTCATAATATCTGGTAGTTTGATACTGACCTTTCCTGTATATCTCATTTCATTCCAAGCTGGTTCTCTGAGATTATACAATTTTACCTGTGCGCGATCTGGATTAGCAGATGTATCCATCCACCACTCCCATTCGGGCTGTGGCGGCTCTGACGCTTCGTTCAATGCGACTTCTGACCATTTACGTTTTAAGAGACTGGACTCCTGCTCTGTAGTCTCTGGGAAGTATGATATGTTATTGTAAACTGCACCAGTGTAAACTTTGATTGCAGTCTCAGGAGACTCAAGACTCAGAGCCTCTGGAAAAAGTATTGCTATAGACACCCATTCAAACCTTGACACTATCGGAGTTGGCACGTTGACACCATTTTGAAAAAATGCTATGTCAGTGTCCGGCAGACCCTCCTTCATTGCTACAACAGAAGCTCTAGTAGGGTCTCCCTCAATACCAGTCATCATGAGAGATATCTGTATGTCCTCGTTCTTAATTTCATATATCTTGTGTGTATGGGTTGAGCTAAACTCTTCGTCAACTCTCATCCAAAATTGTAGAGCTGAAAGCTTGTATGTCACTCCAGCTATATTTGTACCCTTAGCCTCATCAATTAGTACTGCTAGCCCACGGTCAATTCCAAGCTCAGAATGGTCTATCCCTGTTGGAACAAATCCTGATTCTCTGCCAAGATGTAGTGCTGGGAGTCCTCTCTTATCCAGACGATATGGATTGATTGCAGACCAGTCCAGATAGACACCATTCTCTAGGATGGGGTATACTGACTTCCCCGACTGAGAACTAATGTCAGTTGAAGAATCTTTGTTATGTGTATGTGAAGCTATCTCTAAACTTTTGAGAGATACCGGGCGAGTTTTTGACTCTTGAGAAACAATCTCCAAGTGAACACCAACTACAGTGTTTCCCAAACGTACCTTTTTTGGCGTAACGATTGTTGTGCCATCAATAACCTCAATCTTGTCACCTAGTTGAATACCTTCTGCATCAAAATAGACAGTGTTTAGTTCTGAGGGATGAAAGGTTCTCTCTAGCTGATCCACAGGTTTGAGGTAAGAATCTTCTCTCTGAAATGACAGATAGGCTTTTATTTCAAGACCTGTGGTATCGTAGAAAGCTTTGGTGTCAGACGCTGGCCTATTTTCAAGGTCTGCATAAGTTAGCGATCCGTACAATGCCTGAAGGTCATAGTAAGTCTCTGAATCATATAGGTCATTAAAGTTACTGTACACATACATGATCTTAAAGTCATTGTAAGTTTGCCCTTCTACCCCATATATAGTATTGAAGTCATTATATACGTAAGATACGCTTCTAGTACCACTATCTGGTCTTGGCGCACCCATGTTGAATTGGATAGTGTCTACTAGAGATATAGGGTCTCCTTCTGAATCCTTAACTACCCCCGCTAATACTGACATGGGAACATAATCTTCCCAGTATGCAACCTGATGGATTTCTGGGTAGAATGTTTTATGCTTGATCTGTGGGAACACACAGTACGTTCCATTGTCTATAGCGTCTTTCTCTTCGTCTAGCATACCATCATAGTCTAATGTTTGAACTGCGTAACCTCCGATCAAGTGATCAATATTTTTCTTTGCCGACTCGTTCATGAATGACATTCTGTGTAGACAACCAGTGAAAGTATCGGTTTCGCCACTTCCTACAATGATCTCAAGATCGTCCAATGAATTCATCAAGAACTGCATAGCCCTTGGAATCGTAGAAATCTTGGGTACTGGAGTAAGGTCTGGATCAAGGCTTGACGAGTTAAAGTTTATAACGGAAGTGTACTTCTGACCTTCCACAACATTTTCTTCGTTTATCACTGTCTTGGTCTCAACTAGCCCCTCGTCAACATGTCCAAACTCAGTC